TGAGCATGGCCATGGTATCTGGACCCCACCGTATGGCGAGACATACGCATCAAGGACTGAATACTTGGAGGCGTATGGCGCTATTTTGGTAGTGGAGTACGGCAGCTTTTACCCCAAGGGCTGGATGCCGTCAAATAATCTCGTCTACAACGACCACCTGCTGCCAGAGTGGCCGTTCACAAAGGTTTTGTCGCAGCTATCTCGGCGCGCAATCTTCGAATCAGACGTGGACCATTTTCTTGATTGGGTTCGCACTCACGCCACCAATCCACCATGAGACATCGCGCATGCAAACCACCACCCGCCATAACGACATGCTCGACGCCATCTGCCACCGCCACTATGGCCGCGTTGATGTCGTACCCATCGTGCTCGAGGCCAACCGGCACCTGGCCAAACAGCCGCCGGTGCTGCCCGATGGCCTGACCATCACACTGCCAGAGCTCGGCGCCAAGCCCGCCGCGCCCATCGTCCGGCTGTGGTCATGATGGGGTCCTGATCCATGTCCCGCCCTATCTATCAGATCGTCGCGGACGGTAACGCCATTACCGATGCCATCGCCGACCGCCTGCTGGAGCTGTCCATCACCGATGAGGCCGGCATCGAATCCGATGCGCTGTCGATGAAACTCGATGACCGCCCGCGCAGCGATGGCGCGCAGGCGGAAATGCCCATGCCTGGCACCCAGCTCGAGGTGCATCTGTCGTACCTCGGCGAGGAATGGGTATCCATGGGCCTGTACATCGTCGATGAGATCGAACTGTCCAGCCCGCCCGCCACACTGTCACTGACCGCCAAGGCGGCGGACATGACCGGCGAATTCCGCACCCAGACCACCCGCTCCTGGCACGAAACCGCCCTCGGGGAGATCATCACCGGGATCGCGGGGAAACACGGCTACACCCCGCGCATCGACCCAGAGCTCGCCGCCGTTCAGATTCCGCACATCGACCAGGGCGCTGAGTCGGACATGTCCTTTCTCACCCGGCTGTCGAAGCAATATGACGCCGTCGCCAAGCCCATCGCTGGAGCGCTGGTGTTCGCCCGCCGCGGCATGGCGAAATCGGTCTCGGGCGAAGACCTGCCAGTGGTCGAGCTGCGCCTGGATCAGCTCACCAGCTGGCGCTTCAAGTCCAACGCGCGCATGAGCGCGGGTGTCTCCACCGGCTTTGGCGGCATCAAGACCATCCTCGGTGGTCTACTGGGCGACGTGTTCGGTGTCGACCTCGGTGGCGAGAGCGGCGCGTCCAGCGAAGAGGAAGACGCCCCCAAAGGCGGCACCCGAGCCTATTGGTGGGACTTCGAGACCGGCGAGCGCAAAGAGGTGACCACCGGCGCAGAGCCATTCGAGGATCTGCGCCAGGTCTACTCCAGCGAGGAAGAGGCCAAGGCCGCCGCCGGCACCAACACCAACGAAGGCACGCGCCAGGAAGCGCGGCTGTCCTTCACCCTCCCCGGTGACCCCCGCCTTGCGGCTGAGGGGCGCGTCTCACTGACTCTCCGAGATCAAATCCCCACCGACTGGCGCATCACCCGCGCAGAGCACCGCATCAGCGCGCGCGGTTGGACGACCTCTTGCGAGTGTGAGATGTTTAGCGAGGAGCAGGATGCGGTGGTGTGATCACTCGGACTTGCCGCGCCCCATGCGGTCGAGCGCCAAATTGATCCCCCGGCGCGCATCCCCCGCGCCAATCCTCCGCCTTGCGCCGCCGGCGGAGATCCGCCTGGCGCTGGGCGTTGGTTTCCAGCCCGCCGCTGGGGCGGGGGTTTTTTCGGTTATTTCTCGCAGGTGCTACGCCAGTGCTAAAGCGCCACCGCGATCAGCAACTAAATACCTGACAAGTAATGGATTATCCAGGCCGGTCAGTCCAATCCAGCATCGGGGCGATTGACAACGCACGCACGCGGGTTGCAGCCGATTCGCCGCTGTTTGCCGGGTTTTTCGCGCCGCCGTTGTCCGCCATTATCGCCGTTTGTCCGCTATTTTTTGCCTGAGTGCTACGCCGGGTGCTACATTCCCGCGCTCGTAGCACCGGGAGATTGCAGTAATGGCGACGATTGTCGAAAGACGGCGGCAAGATGGCACAACCGCATTCACCGCGCAAATCCGCATCAAGCGGCAGGGCAGGGTGGTACATACCGAGGCGCGGACGTTTGCCCGGCGCAGGGCGGCCGAAGAGTGGGCGCGGGACCGGGAGGCGGCGCTGCGCGATGATCCGGCTGCGGCAGCCAGGCAGGCACACGCGCAAACAACGCTTGGCGAGCTGATCGGGCGGTATCTTGACTCGCGCGAGGCGATAGAGCCGCTGGGGCGCTCGAAAAAGCAGCATCTACTGATGATGCGCGGCTTCGCCTTGGCCGCAGTGCCAGCGCTTGATCTGACGCGCGAGGCGGTGATTGCGCATATTCAGGGGCGGCGCGCGGCTGGTACAGGGCCAGCAACGGCGAATAACGATCTCGTGTGGCTGAGGGTGGTGCTACGCCACGCGCGCGTAGCACTCGGGGTGCCGATCGATGAGCGCGCGCTGATTGATGACGCGAGCGCCTATCTAAAGAGTGAGCGCCTGGTGGCGCGCTCGCGCAAGCGCACGCGGCGGCCAATGGATGCCGAACTGCGGGTGATCGATGCGCATCTGCGGCGGTCGCGCGCCAAGTTCCCGGCCAGGCTGATGATGTGGTTCGCGATCTATAGTTGCAGGCGCTTGTCCGAGCTGTGCCGGATGCGGCTGTCAGATCTGGATCGCGAGCGCTCGCGTTGGCTGATTCGTGATGTCAAATCGCCTGGCGGGAGCGCCGGCCATGATCTCTGGATGCACGTCCCGGACCGTCTCTTGCCGCTGATCGAGATCGCGATTGCGACGGTGAAGCGTGATGATGACCGGCTGTTTTCGTTTGATTCAAAAACAGTCTCGAATTACTGGACACGGCAGATGCATGTGCTCGGGATCGTTGATCTGCACTTCCATGACTTGCGCCGCGAAGGATGCAGCAGACTTGCCGAGGATGGCGCGACGATCCCGGAGATTGCCCGCGTGTCGCTTCACGAGTCCTGGTCATCGCTGCAAATCTATGTCGATATGCCAGCGCGATCCAGTGCGCGGGTGGAGTGGGATGTGACTGCTTAGAAAAAGGTCACTGTCGATTAAAATGCGCCAAAAAATCAGGCAGCAATCTCGCGTATCGTTTGCCTATACCATTTTCGTAAATGACAACCCCATCGCCCACCCACTCGTTATCGATCTTTGTATTTACCGTGTCGCGGACAAAATAAGGAATCCCTGTTTTATTGTGAGTCCATATCTCGCCTTTTTTCGGGCTGTCATCTTGCTGGTTTTGCATGTCAGTCTCCGATTTTGTAATCCTTCCAGACCGTGCCGCGCGCCGGGTCGCCGACAATACAATCGCTCACCCATACGCGCTTCCCCGTCCGCGTGATACGCCAGTGTCCGCGCCTCTGATGTTGCCGTGGGCTTGCATGCGTTCCGCCCCGACTAGGGCCTCTTGGGGATGGTGGCTTTATCTCGACAGTGTGCCAGGCGTATTGCGGCGGCTTTCCTTTCTTTGCGCGGCGGCGATTAGTGATGCCGTTTAGATTAATGGTGGCGCGATAGCTTTCGAGATCGGTGCGCTGCAGGAAGTCGCATAGAATGTTCAGCATTCGGCCGACATCTAGCGGATCGATATCGGCATCTTCATCGTATGCACCATAGATCGGATGCCGATCAGTGATTTCAATGACAGCAGGCACAAGTTCTCGGCGCACTCCTTTTTCGATCATCTCGCACTCGCAGAGATAGGTGTTTTCGTCGACTTCATGCGCAATGAGCCATGCTTTGATGTCGTCTCTGACATGCCCGACGATGTTGATGTCGTCATACGGCAAATGCAGGCCAACAAGGCGCCGGAATGGATGCTGACCAATTGCATCGAAGCCGCGCATCTTGCCCATATCGATCCATGGCAAAAGCGCAGCTTCATCGTTTGCCGACTTTGCAAAAAAGCGGATCAGCGGCGTCATTAAGCCGCCACCTGCTGCACTCGATCACGCTCGGCGCGCTCGCGCTCGCGGTCGATCCACGCGGCCAGGTCGGCGATGTTGACCAGCCAGGGGGCTTTTTGACTTGGCGCGCGCCAGGCCGCGAACGGCAGCTTGCCACGGGCGGCGCGGTCTTTGGCCGTGCGCGCATCAAGGCCGAGATAGTCCCGCGCGACATCCTCCAGCGGCACATCCGCGCGGCTGCCGTACCGCGCCAGCAGGTAAAAGGCGGTCTGCATTCTGTATAGCTCCAATATTACGGATTCTGTCTAGCAACCTGTTAGGCCTGGTTATTAGTCAACGATGGGCAATTCTGGGAGCGGAGCAAAGTGTGTCGGCTTGTAGTTCCATTCATCTGACACAAAACCGCTCAGAACCAATTCTCCGTTTTCTCCAGGAATATAGGATGCACGCCCGATACAGACAGACTTTCCATCTGATAACAGCCACTCATTACCGATAGGATCGTCGTCTAGCGATATATCGAACTGCTGTATAGGTATCCAATTCATGCTTTCACCTTTCTGAAAAAATAGCCTAACGAGGTGCTCCACCGGACGCCGGAATACGGCGCCGGTGAGCCGGGCGTTAGGCAGAGAAAGACTTCAGCGCTGTCAGCGCCGCTCGAACAGGAATGTCATTCTCAAGCGGAGTACCTTTAACTCGGC